ATAGTAACAGATCCACTACGTATAATCAAGTTGTTTCCAGATGCTGTAATATCTGCGTTTGCAGTTACTGTAACGGTCCCCGTTCCAAGAGTTAGTGGATTTTTAGATGCTTCAAGGTTTGCTGTACCAACTAGTGTTACTGTTCCAACACCAAGTGTTAATTGATTGGGATCTACATTTTGTTGAACGGCATCAGCTGAAATATCTGGATTACCAATATTAGCAACTAGATTATTGCCCGTAACTGTAAGAGTTACTACATTGTCCGCCGCTACTTGCGATATGGGAAATTGTGATATCGCGTCAAAACCTAAATTCATAAATACTCCTTAGAAGGAGACAGGGGGTATGTGTGGTGGTGCCCTGCCTCCATCTAAGGATTATATTACTTTTTAAACCAACTTGGAAGTCCTAAATGTGGTCTTCCATCATATATGTTTTTATCAGCGCCTTTAGATTTTTGATTATTATAATGAAGAAAAACTTGAGCGCAGTTGTCTCCTTGAAACTCTTCTCTCCAATGTTCTAATTCCATACCTCTATAAACCAACATATCACCAGGTTTTAAAATAATAGAAATACCTTTATTATTACTATTTACAGTAATTTTTTTACCATCGGGTATACCTACATTTTTTTTAGGTTCCAAATGTATTGGCCAAGGATCTCCTCCAAGATTTAAAGTAGTAGATATTTCACAACTAAATCTATCTTTATGTCTATGTAATACATCACCAGCTTTGTAAATTCTGGCAAATGAGTAAGTTGGATTTAATTTTAATCCTGTTTGTTTTTCCATTGTAGGTAAAGTTCTCATTAATAAAGTTTCCATAACTACATCTGCATAATGAGAGTATGTATTTGGAACTTGTTCGTCTACCCAGCCTCCCCATTCTTCTGTAAACTGAGATATATATCTAGTATCAAATAAAGTTTTTGCTACCTGTCTTTTTAACAAAAAGTAATTATAACAAAAAGTTGCTATTTCTTTTGGTACTGCTTCTTTTATAACGACATATTTATTTTTTTTAAAACTCATTTTTCTCCTTTGTTAGATTATATTAAAACTAATTACTATTCTTTGATTACATTTATTTTTAATAAAATTTGATCCGTGTAATAACCAACTTGGAAATAACAATAACGTTCCTACTTTTGGTTTAAAAGCAACCCAATCAACTGAAGACTCTGTATCTTTATTAATTTTAGTAAAAGTTAACATAGGATTTGGGTTATAAAAATATGTATTAAAACTATTTTCGTCACATTGTATGTATATGATTCCTGAAATTACAGACATAGGATGATTATGTTTTTTTAAAGCACTATTTTTTTTCTGAATATTAAACCAAGATCCAGCAAATTTATTCTCTATTTCCAAACCTGTAGTTTCAGAATATTTTTTTGTTACTTCTAATAAAGCAGATTTAATTAAAGGATTTAATTTATTTAAGAAATTTTGTTCTAAATAAGTTGTGGATGCATTCCCTATTAATGATAAATGTTTTTTTAAATGTTTTTTATTTTGTTTTATTTTTTTTAAAATATCTTTACATTCTTGTTTATTAATAAAATTTTCTATTTCTAAAATAGATGTTGGAAATATTTTGTGTATAAAAAAATTTTTATTTTTTTGTATCATTTTTTTTCATACTACTTTCTTTCGATATTGTTGATTCAACAACTTTGATATTCCAATGTATAAATCTAAAAGGTTCTAAACCTGGATCTACTGAATATTCGTGCGGAACATAACCAGGAAAAATAATCATTGTGCCTGGTTTAGGTCTATAGTTTACCATACTTGAACCCATTGATATTTGTTTTTCATCTTTTAATGGTAACTTGGTCATAATAGCACCAGGCCTTGGATCGTGAAAGATTGGAAAAGATGTTTTTTCACTACATTTTAAAAAGTAAAATCCTGATACGTGTTGATTCCAATGTGCGTGAGTTGAATGGTGTCCCCCACCTTTTTCACTAAACTCTTGAACCCAAAATTCTGTAAAATGTAAACTGTGATTTTGTAAATTAAATCCTGACCAATCTAAAAATTCATATGATCGTTGTCCTATAAATTGTACTAAATCTCTTACTTTAGGGTCAGCAGAAAAACTTTCACTATGTTTAGATAAACCAAACGTACCCATATCTTTTCTCCATTTAGGTTCATTTTTTAATTTATCTTTAAGAAGTTTATCAGCTTTCTTAATATATTTATCTGTTACCTTGATTGCGTTTTTAAGAAACATTGGTGCTTCTGCAATCCATAGTGGTGTTTGAAAATAAAATGCAGATTTAAAATCTACGTGGTTTTTATTTGGTTTATTACTTCCGCCTTGGTTAAAATCACTGTGTATCATATTATCTAAAAGGATAGCCTAGATTCCATATTACTAAACTATGCCTAACTCCTTTGGTTACTGGTTTGACTCTATGCCATACAAATGAAGGAAATACAACCAAAGAGCCTTTTGGTAATATTTCAGTGCAAGTTCTTAAAGAAGGTCCTTTATCAGGATCTTCATTCCTTAAATCAAACTCTAATTCTCCACCTTTGTATTCTTTTGGATCTGTTAAACTAACTGTTACAGATAATTTTCTAATCTTACCTTTTGTTGGGCCTTCTTCCATATAAGGTTTATCCCAACTATCACAATGCCAATCATAGTATTGACCTTTTCTATATATCGTAAATTGACAAGATTCTGACCAATCCCAATCAAAATTCCAACCTGCATTTTTATTAGCCATATGAACATAAGGTTGGATTTCTTTATAAATCCACCGATCAGGCATCCAAACAATATTTGAATCTCTTTTTTTTTGTAAATTTTTTATTTCATCTTTAGTAAGAGGTTGTTCATTTAAATTTCTATCTCTTCCAAAACCTCCAGTAATAGCCATAACCTCTCTTTTCTTTTCTGCCTTACCATATTTTACGATCATATCGCAAATTCGTGGAGGAATAACACTTTGGAAATACCAATAATAATTAGATATATTCATAAGTAATAGTTAAAAAAGTATTTAATCTTTTAGATTTATTAGGGGGTATAAAATATTTATTAACACTTGGAAACATTATAAAATCATTATTTTTTAATGGTATGTGCCAATCTCTACCTTTTCGTCTGTTATCATCATATTCAATAATAACTCCTGCTTTTTTATCTTCTCCTAAATCTATACCATAAATTAAAGTGTAATCTGGTGAGTTTCGTAAATCAACTGGATCTACATTATTTCTTGTAAATGATTTTTGGTTATAATCAAAAACATTTCCCCAAATAGATTTGGTAACTAAAGTTTTTTCATATTCACAATTAAAATGATCTCTTATGTAATCTTGAACCCATTGTAAAGGTTGAGAAAAAGGAACTTTATAGTCAGAATAAGCGTAAGATCTTTTGTTATCAGTTAACCCTTGATCAGTAACATAAGAGTTTATAATATCGTTTTTAATTTTGTTGCGGTCAATTTCAAAACCTTTTGGCATATCAACTTTGCCATAATACAAGTCTATTTCAGATAATACTTTCTTTTGCATACCACCACCATACATAAATTATGTTACTATATCTGTCAAGTCCCAAGATTGATTGGCTTCATTCCACACATATGATTGCATATTATTTGATTGTTCTTCTGTTGTTTCAGGTGCATCACCGATTGGTGACTGCCATCTTGCTTCTGCCACATTTAAAGTCCAACTAGCATAAGGTTTTTTACTAATGAAAATATCGTTATCTTCATCATAAGTCATACCTATTCCTGCGTAATTACCTCTTAAAGGTGTTCCACCATTTTTGTGTTGTCCGTTATATGTATTGTAAGATGTTTTTTTCCAAAGAGGCCAGCTGTGGATTCTTTCCAAAAACTGTCTGCCTACTTCTTCATCTTCAACACCATCAGCATTTTGACAATCTTTATCAGCTACAACGTGAACCGCTATAACTTTATTGTTTGCTCCTAATTTTGCGTAATGTGCCATAATGTTCTCCTTAT